GAGTTCTCCATCGTCATTACGAGTTTTAATATACACACCACCATTAGCCCCTCTTACGTACGGGCTAGGATATTTAGGTATAGTGTATTTACTTAGTGGTGTATTCGGTAAAGTAAGTGCAGCGGCTTCAACTATTTCTTCCTCAACATAGTTACCTTCTACATCTATTTCAGCTTCTCTTAACTTCCTACCAAGAGTTATAGGAGATTTAACCTTACCCCAATTAGGACATTGCGTGCATACATCAGGTCTAAACTCATCAAACTTAACGCATGTATATGGGCCTTTGATCAAGTCAGTTTTTTGTGCCGCATCACGTAATATATAGTCAGGATGTTTGTGAGATATCTTGTGTATTGCTTTTTCACTATCACTGCAAAATTTTGCTATAGATAGCCCTGCTCTCCACATAGGTTCACTCATAGTGTCTTGGTTGTTTATTATGTATCCAAGTTGGGCACATCCAGATCCGCTACGAGTTTTAATAAGAATATCTTTAAATATACTTTCCTGATTGCCCATAAGGTTTTGCATAGTGTTGCTTAGTTCTTGTGGTGTGTACCTTGTAGTAACTGGTATCCCTACAATATTACTACCAAGCCGATTTGAAAAAGAGTCAAACTCTATAGGAGTAAAGTTTTCATCTACCCCAAAGAGTTGTACTTGTGTAGGGGGGTCTGTCTTATAGTTGTGTGTGTTAGGTATTCTAAGTATACGCGCCCCATCAGCCGTCACCGCAGGGTCGGCAGGGAAATTGCTCTCAGCACACAACCGCTTTAATCGTTCCGCTACAGGCAACCAAACATCATAACATATAGATTCTTTTAAAAACCAATACGCATGAACACCACGCCCCGAATCAATCATAGTAGGTCTTGGAAGTTTGTGCGTCATACAGAAACGTTTTAACGCCTTGATTGCTGCTGACTTATCAACGAAATCTTTGGTAGGACCACAATCAAGATCTAAAAAGAATGACTGTAAACTTTTTATGTTATCTACTTTACGAGATCCAGCTTCTTTAAACGTAGCTAATCCATAGTAAACATTGTATCCATCTTTATCAAGTTTAGAAGCAGAGGATATAACGTCAGTAAAGTTCTCGTAAAACTTTTGTGTTATCTTACTATCAGGTTTTATACCCACGACGCAATAGTGTCCCTCACTACTTAACGCCCTATTTAAAAATTTATGTTCCATTTCTTTCTTTCTCGTTAATTAAATCACCACGGCGACGCATTCCTATACAGCGCCGTGGTGTAACCTCAAATTATTTAATAACGAGTAGTGCTAGTCATCCCAGTCATCAATGATTGACGCTATGTCTTCACTTGCTTTCGGGGGAGGAGTCGTTTTCTTGACAACTTTTTTAGGCTCCTCAACAACCTCATCTACAACCTCATCAGTTTCAACTACTGCAAACGGGTTATCTTCTTTTGAGTTATACCCTTCTTCCGAACCGAAAGGTGATGCTTGTTTACGTTCTGCAAGTTTTAAAACCTGCACCGCTTGTAGTCTAAGAGAACAACCTGCACCCATAGAACCACTATAAGGAATGCCTTTTACTGCAACATTTATAATGCTGTTGGAAGTAAGCTGAAATTCATCAGGTAGTTTATTGGTCTTGGCATCATACTGCGCAGGTTTGTTAGTCTTGTCACCATTGTATGCGCCTTTTAAATTAGCCTTGTGTGTAAACATCCCATCCTCTGTTTTCTTAAATGGGTTTTTTATCTCAGGCCAACCCTTTTTCTTTTCTTTGTTATAAGTTGTTTTCATATACGTCCACAACTCTTTTGCGTTTGCCGCATCCATAATAAATGATAAGGAGTATTCCGCTCCATCATCTAGTGGTCCACATGAAACAGAACGTTGTTCCGTGCTGTCATACCTGTATGTTTTATCTATTCTAGGATACAAGGCGGTGGTTTGCTTAATTAGGTATTGCTCAGACATTTAAGTCTCCTTCGTTTGCATTTGCGGAGTCATAGACAAAGCCCTCTACTTCCGCAAAGATTGTGCCCTTAATGGGCGTTGATAGTGATATGGCTTTTAAAGTATCAGAATCATCTTTCATTTCAACTACTTTTTTCAATTCTCCTTCTTCAAGGGGGCGTACTGCCTTAAAAAATAGTTTCGGCATTGCACTTTTTTTATCAAAAGTGAATTTAGTCATCACAGATATAGCAATTCTACTGTGAGAATTTAAGTATTGTGCGTAAGCTTGCATAGGCATCTTACCTTCTGTTGTTCTACCAAACAACGACGTAGCAGGTAATTGTATTTGATAAACTTCATCTAAGTTTCCTTCTAATACCACTGCAATACGTTGCGCGAATCGGCACGCACGCCCTTGCCCTTGCCCTGAACCTTTAATATTTTGTTGGCAATCTATACAACGAGTAGCTTGTCGATTTTCTTGCCGTACTTCTGGGGCAGGAGTAGTAGTATCCGCAGACCAACATTTAGGCGACGTAGGGGCTTGTGGGTCGTATGTACCTGAGTAGTATGTACGAGATAGTGGTGCAGCGTTTATAATAACTGCATTGAAGGTACCTTTTTTATTTGTGCCTACTTTCTCACCATCTATAAATTTATGAAACTCCCCACCACTTAAACTTATGCGGCGATTAATTCCTTTGTTTTCAAAAATCATCATCTAGATCAACAAATTCAACATCGTGTGTGCTGTCTTTGATGGCTACGTTTTTTTCCGTTAACAATGCGGCAGTTACACTATCCATACAAAATCTATAGGTCGTACCTACTCTTATATAGGTATCACTTGGTATAGCTCCCTTTTTAACCCATAAACGGATAGTGGGCACGGAAACAGAGAAACGTTCCGCTAGGTCTTCAACAGGTACGTAATGTTTAGCCATTATTTTTTCCTTACTGATATTATATATTCTGAATTTACGTTTAGCCCTTGAGGCGCGAGATCGGGGTTTTCTTCTAAGAAAGCTTTCACGTTCGTTTGATTTAGACGTTTTTCCATGAACTCAGGTACTTCGTGTTCAAGTATGAATTTGTGCATGGATTCCCAGTCACTAGTCCAATAACGTTGTTTGACTGAACGATAGAATAATCCTTCAGATGTTTTTACACTGTCGATACCCTGCTCTTTACAGTATTCAAGTAGTGCGTGTTTGATCTTATCTAATTGCTCAGTAAGATTTCCATGTTGTTTGTTATAATCAGACGCAAGTTTAACCCGTTCATCACGGATTTTTATATATACGCGCGTTAGTTTTTTGGCGAGCCCTTCATTTTCACTCATTATGTTCTCCTGTAGTTTGCACCAACAAAGCTGTTGGGATGTTACTTATAGTATAGTTTTTTTGATTAGTCAACTATTTCTTTATAAAGGTCTATCATCTGTGTGTGTACGTCTATTCTGTTGTCTAACAACGAGTAAACACGCTTTTCTACAGGGGAACCTTGTAGTTGTACAATAGTGCATTTATGATCTTGTCCTGACCTATGGACACGAGCGTTAGCTTGAGCGTAAATCTCTAGGGAACTCGTCGGTCCCCACCATACAACTGTGTTAGCGGCAGTTAATGTGACGCCGTGTGCAGCAGCTTGCGGTTGAATAACAAGTACTCGTGGGTCTGATGTAGTTTGGAATCGTTTAAATATATCTGTGCGTTTTGGTGCGGGGACATCCCCCCTAATAACTTCAGTAGTAATTTTATCTGCCCGTAATTTATCTGTTAAGATATCAATCGTGTGTTTGAATGGTACGAACACAAGTACTTTCTTTGAGCTTTCATCAATAACTTCACGTAAAACTTTGTATCTGTTTGATATATCAAACGCTAAACTTTCACCATCGTCTGTATATACTGCTCCAGAAGATATTTGTAAGAGTTTACTCATTTTAACCGCGGCATTCACAGAGGTAACTTCTTCTCCTGCCGCTTGCATTATCATCTCTCTTTTTAGTATTTTGTAATACTTCTTTTGCTGTGCTGTAAGTTCCACTTCACGTTTCACATATACCATTGGTGGTAAATCTAGACATTCTTCTTTAGTAAATCTGATAGCAGGTTGGAGTGCCCTGAAAACGCTGTCCGTGGCAGTGGGTTTTTGTATCCATTTAAACTGCGTCACTTTGTGCATAACTTGATCTCGCCACGAACCAAAAAATTTAGGTACGTTGTCTTGGTTTACTAATTTAGCTATACCATAAGCATCGAGAGGTGACTGTGCTGCAGGTGTACCTGTCATTAACCAAAGCCACGTGTCTTCTGTTAACAACTTCCTGAGAGTTTTCCATCGTTTTGTTTGTACATTTTTATAATGTGTGGCTTCGTCTATAACTATACAATCAAATCCACCCTTCATTATATCGTCAATAACAATCTCTACCCCGTCATAATTAATTATAACGTAGTCAGCCCCTTGATTAATTATCTTCTTTCGTTTCTCTTTTGCTCCATAAGCTACATCTACAGTGCGGTGCATAGCAAACGT